CCTTATTGCGGGTCTCCCACTGAAGTTAAATTACCAAAACAAAAAATTTATGATAGAACAGTATAATAACAATCCGTGCATTCAAGTGGTATTCAGTGATGGAAATGATACCATTACGTTAAGTTATTTGATATATGAATGGGATGCCGCACATAAATTTTATAATCTCATCAAAGCACAAATTGATAAAAATACTGAGTTCCATAGTGACACTAGTTTTTATATTACTAAGGAAGATGAGAATGAAATAATAATTAGAATTAATAACACAATTGACAAAATCAATGTTAACTATTCTATGAAGTTAGAACATATTGATAAGAATTCAGACTTAAACAAACTTCATTGCTCTCCAATAAAAGATAATTTATGGATTGAATTAAATGATGCAATACATGCTTATGAGCAATATAAAGTACAAATAAATCAAGATCCTCGCATCAATGCTTACTTTGAATTTACTGATGGTGAAGAAATTCTATTAGAACCAGAAGATTATTTGTTTTTTACACCGGACAGAAATTTTGGTGACTTGTGTATTAATTATTCACATAAGGGAAAGCATTGGTTAGAATTACAATCGGATAATGATATTGAAGCTATAACAAACGGTGAATTACAACCCGAGACTATAATTAATTCAGGTGGATATATGGTGTTTAGACCTCCAAGCCCAAGCCCGTTTTATAGAATGAACAAATTTGTAAAGTGGTATAAGAAAAATGTACCGAATAGTAAATTTGATTTGAATATGGCTATAGGATATCTTTTAGTAGGCAAATTGATTATGCCAACCGGTTGGGATGAATTGTCGGTGAGTGAACGTAGTAACTGGACTAGATTATTAGCTACATATAAAAACATTATTGAAATTAAAACAACATATTTTACAACAGATATGATTCCAAATTTATTAGAAAAGGCAAAAATGAATGTATTCATTAAGTGATATCAAATCCGTACATTTAGAAATAACTAACAAGTGTCAAGCAAAATGTCCCATGTGTGCTCGTAACATGCAAGGTGGGATACTTAATCCATTTATTGAACTTACTGAAATCACACTTGAACAATTTAAAGAATGGTTTCCTGTAGATTTTATAAAACAATTAAACAATTTATATATGTGCGGAAATTTAGGTGATCCTATTATTGCTAAGGATACTACAGAAATTTTTAGATATCTTAGAGAAAATAATCAAACTATAACACTAAACATGCATACAAATGGTAGTGGACGGAACGATAAATGGTGGAAAGATTTAGCAGAATTAAATGTAAGTGTTATATTTGGAATAGATGGATTAGTTGACACACATAGTTTATATCGGATTAATACAGACTTTAACAAAATAATAAAAAATGCAAAAACATTTATTAACCACGGTGGTAATGCTAGGTGGGATATGATTGTATTTCAACACAATGAACACCAAGTTGAAGATTGTAGGAAACTTAGTAAAGAACTTGGGTTCGGTGAATTTACAGTTAAACACACAAGTAGATTTAGAAATGGTAAATTAAATGTTCTTAATGATGAGGGAAAGACAATAAACATATTGTATCCAACCTTGAATAGTAAAAACATGATTCCAAAAATCAAGCAATCTGAACTAGAAGTGCTACCAAAAATAAATTGTAAGGTGCTTGAATATAATCAAATATATGTAAGCGCAGATGGAACAGTAACTCCGTGTTGTTGGATAAACATTAAACATGATCAACCATCATCACCAATACGATATGAATATTTAGATACTATTGGTTATTGGCCTAGCCTTACAAAACAAACATTAGAAGAAATATTTGACAGTGGATATTTTGCTAGTATTGAAAAATCTTGGACTACATGTGGATTAAAGATTTGTAGTAAACACTGCGGATCGTTTGATAAACTTAACGCACAGTGGGTTGAACGAACATGACATGGTGCCCATTACCTTGGATGCATATCGCTACCCGACCTAACGGAGATGTTAGATTATGTGCCACCGCAAACGCTAGTGGATCAGGAGAAGATGAGAACAAAGAAGCAGGATTAGTAACACACGATGGTATTAAAATGAACTTACGTCATCATACTATGGAAGAAGTATGGAACAGTAGTTACATGAAAGATGTTCGTGTTAAAATGATGAATGGTGAAAAACCACAATCGTGCATGAAGTGCTACAATGAAGAAGCACAAGGTATCCCAAGCAAACGTGAATGGGAAACGATTGAGTGGAATAAACGCATTGACTTGAGTACACTGATTCCCAACACACAACCCGACGGTACTGCTCCACTGAATATTAATTACTTTGATTTGCGATTAGGTAATTTGTGTCAATTAAAATGCGTAATGTGTAGTCCACATGACAGTAGTAGTTGGATTAAAGACTGGAAGATACAATATCCACAATATAAAATCTTTGAGTTAAAAAATGACCAACACTGGGATAGAAAAATGGATTATACATGGTATCAAAAAGGATCATTTTTAGATACAATGCGTAATCAAGCACACAACATTAAAGAGATGTATTTTGCAGGTGGTGAACCATTATTAATTCCAGAACACTATAAAATATTAGAGTTTATGATAGAAAGTGGTAATAGCAGTAATTGTATTTTACGCTATAATAGCAATGGACTAGAACTATCTGAAAAAATATTTGAGTTATGGAATCACTTTAAAGAAGTTAGATTCAATATCAGTATTGATAGTGTAGCTGAACGCAATGAATACATACGTTACCCTAGTAAATGGAATGATATGCTTAACAGTCTACAACGATTAGACGATACTCCGGACAATATCATAGTTAATATTGCGTGTGCGGTGCAATTATTAAATATCACGACAATGCATGAGTTAGCACATTGGAAATTAAGTCAGAACTATAAAAAGATTCACATGAGTGAGGGTTCCGGTGGAGTGACTGGCATGCACCTAGTATGCTATCCAAGCTATTTAAACATGCGTGTATTACCCAAAGAGTTTAAAGATGTGGCAGTTAAAAACTTAACGCAATTTTTAGATAGTTATAATAACACACAATTTGATAATGACATATACGGACGTAAACGTTGGTTGGGTATGATTAACTATATTCAATCAGAAGACTGGAGTCATAAACTCCCACAAGCAATAGAATATTTAGAAGTCACAGATAAAACTCGTGGCACAAATTTTAGAGAAACATTTACAGAATTGAGAAACTTATGACACAAGAAGAAATTGAAAGACAAATGTTATGGACTAGCTTATGTAATCTAGGTAGCTATGCCAAGATGAATTTGTATATTAATGAACATGAAGTCAAAGAACAATTAAAAGAATTCAATGACAATTGGTGTCCATACAACGCTAAGAAAGACACAGTGAACAATCGTTGGGGACTACCATTAACTAGTCACACAGGTGATGTAATGGATAACTATCATTTAAATAGTTTTGGTTATATGCAACGTTACCATGATGTTGAAATGAAGGAAGAAAACTTCACAACACCAACTGAAGTTTATCACACGATTCCAGAGTTAGCTAGATTAGTAGATATATTTGCGCCTGATATTGGACGTGTACACTTATTGCGAGTAGACAAGGGAGGATTCTTTCCACCACACAGAGATTTTGCGGGTGTTGCACCCGAATATGTTAGATTGTTATTAGTGTTTGGAAACTGTAGTGACTTTAATTATGTACAAATGTTACACGACCAACCATTTAGACCAGAACGAAATCATTTATACTTTGTAAATTTTCAATTGAATCATAGTGTGTTTAGCTTCAGTGATAATCTATACAGTTTGATACTAACAGTTAAATTAAATCAACGCACACATGATTTATTGATTAAACATTCAATGGCACAATGAAGATAGAATATGTTGACAAACTAAAAGAAAATTGGTTCTTAATTACATGGGATCTAAGCAACAAATGTAACTATCGTTGTAGCTATTGCCCAAGTATGTTTCATGACGGGTCAAGTGGTTGGCCTGATATTGACAATGTTAAAAACTTTGTAAAAGAAATTAATAAGCAAATACCTTTTAAAGATATATGTTTTCGTATATCGGGCGGTGAGCCTACTTATTGGAAACATTTTTTAGAGTTTGCACAAACAGCAAAGAGTTATAATAACAGTTTTAGTTTTTTATCTAATGGGTCACGTGATATAGAATATTTCAAAGAAATTAATCAGTATACAGATGGCTTAATGTTAAGCTATCACAAAGAGTATGCAAATATTGAACATTTTATAAACATTAGTAAAGTAATGACTGGCCCAGTTATTGTCAATTTAATGATAAGTGCTGAAAACTTTGATGAGATGGTTAGTATAGCTAAACATCTTTATGAGAATAGTTCGTTAACTATCTGGCCCAAAGTAATACTAGACAAAACTTCAGACATTAATAACATGACAAATAAACCATCTGAATATACGGTTGAACAGAAAAAGTTTTTAGAAAATTGGCCATATTTTAGAAAAGTAGATGACAGTAAAGTGCATCGTGGAGATATATTATTTGATAGTGAATATACTACTGCAAATAAACTAATACTGAATAAATTAAATAGGCATAAAGGTTGGGAATGCCATGCAGGATTAGATATGATTAACGTAGATTTTTATGGAAATATTGTACGAGCAAACTGTGAGCAAGGTGGAAGTATAGGGACTATAACTAACTTTACGTTACCCACAAATACTATTGTATGTCAAAAAGAATCTTGTAATTGTCTCAGTGACATTTATTTGCGTAAATCTTTACCAGCATAATATTCTGCGATTGGGATACGCAACCCAATTCTATTACATACACCGTCTCTAGTAAAATACTCCCAGCCCTCACCACCTAGTGCTAGATGTACAGTCTTGCTTGGAGTGAGACCATAATGTGAACATATTTGTTCTTGCACAGACCTATAGATATTAGGAACAGTATCAGGATCATATTTTTGCATAATGTTCATAGCCATAGCTGTATGAAAATGTATGCCATGATGCCATTTAGTTAGTGTTTCAAACGTAGTCTTACGATACCCTCGTTTAGTGTAAGCTAATCCTGTGCGAAAATATCCAGTGTTCAATCCCTTCGTAGGACTGAATGCTACTGTATCAATGCAAGGTTCATCTAATGATATAGTTAAATCATAACATGTACCAAAGAACGCACAATCAACAAACATTGGAATGCTAAGTTCATTACATATTTTAATTGTTTCGCACCATTTAGGATGTAGTTCACCTGTAGCACTGAATGGTGCGCTTATCAGTACAGCATCTCCTGTACATAGTTTTTCATCTTCAATAAAGATTAAATCTTCATTGACAATTTGATTGATATAAGGATATTCACCTTTATAAATTCGTAGTCTTAGTTTTTCTTTTAAACAATACAAAAGAAAATCATCAATTGCTTGTGTTACACCTAAACTAACATGACGATATGGAAATGATTCTAAACCCAATAAATTATTCAATTTAGAACTTTTAATCCATTGTGTATAAACTTCAGGAAACTCATCCTGAACATCTACTTTTTTCTTCATACTAATAACATCAGTGACGATATTAGATTCTAATAGATGTAATCTAAATGGATCATGGATAATGCTATTAGCGGGCTTAATAAAATAATTATCATATAAATGTTTCATAATTCAATCACCGTCTCTGTCCATGCTTCGTCAAACATATATAGATACTGCTGTTCTGTATGAATATCATATGCAATAACATGAATCTTTTGGTTATGTATGATAGGTCGACCAAACATTAAGTTAGGATAATGTTGTCGGTGTACTATATCTCCCGCAGTACTAACTGCAATTATAGGGCATTGTGGTGTGCCACCGGGAAAGAAAACTGCTGTATTGTAATATGTAATACCGCTTCGATATCTATATTTGCCACCGTGGGTAATACCAATATCAAAACATTTGCTTTCTTTAGTAACTACGTTGAACACAATACCCCAATTACTATCCTCACAATATTCATCACCGTAAGGCAACCCTATGATATGATTACCATTCAATACCATACAGTTATATTTCTTAGCAAAATCAGGAACATCTAATTTATGCAAATGAATCTGCTTTGTTTCAGTATCAAACTCTACCACTTCATTTAGTCCTGCTGTCTCACCAAAAGGCAATGAATAGAGAGTGTTGCCAACACTTACCAAATCAGTATATTTTCTAGTGATTATAGAGTTTACCGGGATTGAATAGTATTCAAAGTTTTCACCGTCAAAACTCATCAAGTCAGTGTAGCCAGGTTCATCTCCCCTAGGCATTGACCAAAATTTACTGTTACAGTAAACTGTACCCATGTGTGCTTTAGGAACAGTATGTTCAAACGGTATCAATCTAGGTATATTATCGTTGATATGCAATGCATATTGTGTTCCACTATATCCTAAAGGAAAACTAAATGCTTGTTTCCCGTCACTTGCACCGCTGTAAAATTGACCTTTGCCCATTGACTCAATTATATGGTTAATAGGAGTGTCATCGATTAATTGTAGTACACAATTAAACTCATCGTATATGCCATAGGGTATAAACCAACTTGATCCATCAACTTCAACAACAGAGTTAGTTTTGCTAACACACGGTGGAATATCTGTATCAATATAACTCACTGTGCCGTCGTATTTCATAATCTTATTATACTCAGGGCATCTTTCCGTAGCAAACGGAGGGCTGATTAAATATCCATTGTGTTTGTACAACAATAGATGCTTAATGTTCCCTTCACGGTACCAATCTTGAAACGCTTTATACTTCATTCAAATTCATAGTTTTAACTATTTGTTCTGTTACTGTATCAAATACTAACATAGTATGGAAGTTATCTGACTCTCCATACGGGAATGCAAATATTTTATCATTAACTAATAAACATTGATTATACTTCTCAATTGTAGTATTGTCAATGAAATAGTGTGAAATATCTATAGTATAATGGTTATCCGTTTCAGTATCTATAACTAATACTTCAGCTAAGTCCCCAAATTTTTTCCATGATTCTTCGGGTTCGCATACACAACCACCTCTTGGTATATAATATATTTTACTATTATATTCTACGCCACTAAAATACTTTTTACTCTCTTTACCAATCTTTAAGTCAATTGTATACCATATGTCAGTATTACTATCAATAACTAACATTTCACTCCAATTTTCTTCGTGCCCTGCAGGAGGAAAATATATCTTACCATTATTTGCTACAGTGTGCCCATAATACTTACGACTGGTTTTTGTTAAATGTGTATGCTCAAAGGTCCAAGTCTTATCAAATTTAGCTAACAAATCAAAATTATTATTTTCGCTATAAGGAGGGGCATAGAGTTTATTATTATTTTTAGCCAGTGTTGTAAATTTCTTATTAGATATGTGCGGTTGATTATCTATGTCAGACCACAACTCACTCCAATCTGTTAATGCGTAATCATAACTGTCACAATCAAACTCAATCATATATGAAAAATAAGGCTTTTTAAAATTCTCACCTCTAGGAACTCCGTATATTTTATTTTCTAATAACTGCGTAGTATGCCATTTTTTTCTGTCGTTTATCGGGCATACTATATTTTTTAAGATGAATGTTTGGGTGATCGTATCTAATATTAAACAATAATCATATTCATCATCAGTTCCGTAGGGTAATGCAATAATTTTATCATTATAGACATGTGCAGTATTATATTTTCCTCGATGAGTTAGACCTAAATTAATGTATAACACTTCATCAGTATTGCAATCTACAATAAGTATTTTGCTTTCGTTGTAGGGTAGAAAATATAATTTATTTTTATGTAATATTCCCGTAGTGTATTTTTCAAAAGAAGTATCTACATCCAAATATATACGTGTTGTTTGATATGTATTGGGGTCAATCTTTAGCATATAGTTTATCGATTCGTTTAAGCCATATGGTGCTAAATAAACCATGTTATTTGAACCCAATGTACCGTAACTAAATGCCTGTGGCGTCATAAAATTTATCTCCAAAACTTGAATGCAAGTCATTGTGTAACTTAGTTATAACTTCTATTTCAGAATATACACCGATGTTATCCCAATCAATCAAATAAAAACTATTATCAGGTTTCATAATTATGTTAGATACAACCCAGTCTCCGTGAACATAGGGTTTAGTTTTTAGTAATGAACCTAAGCAGAATTCATATACTTTATCGATCAATTCGTTACTGTGTTCTAATTTACTTACGGGAGTACCTTCAATCTCATTGTAACTAATCCAATTATCACTATAATCATTAATTAATTCAGGACAATATTCACGTAATAATTTAACATGATTAGATATCCAACTTGGTTGTATATCGTCCCAAATTTTTATATACTTGTTATTCTCTTTGTATACTTTTCTTCGTTTTTCTAAATTTTCTTTAATTAAAATCATAAAATTCAACTAGCTCCGGAAGATAGTCACGTATGTCAACATTTCTGCTGTTGTCTAATGTTTTAGTAACATCAATGAAACGCTTAATTAGTTCGTTATCACTGTGATTATCTTCTAAATATGTTTTGTGTTGCGGTAATGTGTATTTCTCTCGCATCTTGTCTGGCATGTTACGTATATCTAAATATTCAGGTGTCATTAATATAGAATCATAATGAACGATATCATGCTTGTCACAATAATTCCACAAGTCTGATAAGTATGGATAATTGTAAATTTGAGTTGTTGGTGTTATTGTTACATTAAAATTATAAGTCTTAGCTAACAATAAATTATCCTCTACTTGGTTCCATGAGCTTCCGTGACGTATATAATCATTGACCTTACCTAAACCATCTATTGAAAATGCTAACTGAACTCTATCAAATTCACTTAATAGTTTATAAAGTTTTGGATTATTAATTGTGCCGTTAGTATTGAACCTTAATTCTACGTTTCTGTTTAACTTGTTAATAAATTTATCTAGACCACGCACCATAAGTGGTTCACCACCAGTAAGATACACTTCCTTTAATGTAGGTGTACTAGCTAACTCAAGCGCAATATCTTCGTTGTACCAATTGAATTCGTCTACTTCAATAATACCCCATGGACTTTTACTACCTAATTTTTGATGCTCAATCATAAGTGAGCTAGAACTCATAGGTGAACACATTACGCATTGTAAATTACATTTGTTACTAAAACGTATATCTAAATGACTTAATCCAGGACCATATACTCTAGGTCTCTGTCTCATACTTTGTATTCCTGCTAATTCATTTGTCCTACAACGGATGCAACTATCTGGCAAAACACCATTTTCTATGGACTCTTTAGTTTTTTTATGTATGTCACTGTTTAACCATTCTTCTATAGTGTGTGTTTTAATATTGTATTCATGGCTTGGTTCAAGACTAGAACAACATAGCCTAAATTCTCCTGAAGTTCTAATACAAACTTGGTGGTCTAAGTACTTACAACGCATGATATATTTATAGGGACTAATTCATTGCCAATAAATATATAGATGAATCAATACCCTCATGAATTAACAAATTTCATAACTGAAAATAAAAAGAACCAATTCACACATAAATATCCAGACTTCTTTGACCCAAAATGGTTAATAACAGAAAGTCAATGGCCCTATTTTAAACTAAGTGCTTTAGATAACCAACCATGGAAACAAATGCACAGTGAATCAGAAAAACTCATTGACAAATTTCATGTGCATCGTGATGACTATGGTATGGGCTGGAAAAGTTTAACTATACACGGACTTAATGAGGATACACAAAGTTTAAACACTTACGGTGAAGATAGAAATGAAACATTAGAAAAATTAGATTGGACATGGGTAGCTGATGAAGTACCCACTATTAAAAAATTCTTAACTGATGTATGGCCTGCTGAGTATTTAAATCGTGTTAGACTAATGTTATTAGAACCAGGTGGTTACATACTACCGCACCAAGATAGACCTAGTGACCAAAAAAGATTAAGTGTTTGTAATATCAGTTTAAACAATCCTGAAGGTTGTGAATTTATATTTGAAAATCACGGTGTAGTTCCATTTGAAGATGAGGGCGGAGCTTTTCTAATGGATATATCAAACAAACACAGTGTATATAATAATAGTGACAAACCAAGAATTCATATGATAATTCATTATGAAATGGGTCATAGGATACGTGATTTCTTTTATGTATTACGTAGTAGCTATTATACAAATAGGAAAAATGATGCGTGATTGGAATAGCATAACTTATGACAGATACTTAGATGACCAAACAATACACAAAAATGTTGGTCACGGAATGCTAGATATTTCACGTGATATACCTAGTGATTTTATACGAAAGCATAGCCATGACATGACATTCTGGATGATTAACCAATGTTTAAAAATGGGTTATGGAAAGTATCGCGGATATAGTGAGAGTGTTAAAGAAATCTTAACTAACAGTTTAGATAACGGTGACCATATATGTATTATTCAAGCACAAGGTATGATGAGTTTGCGCCTTGCACATATTGTAGGGTTATCTATTAAATATTTTGAAAACAATCCTGATAAATTTGTTATAGGTCATGTCATAGCACGTAAGGACCGTTATCCTGGATTACATCGTCAATTACTTATAGTTAATTTAAAAACTTGGGACGAGTTAGGAAGACCTGAATATTTAGAAAACGGATTCTTTTGGGATCGTAAACCATGCTATCAAAATTACAAAGTATCTGAAAATAAAATAACAGCAGAATATACACCAGAACATATTGTTTCTAAAGAAGGTGTCGTTTATCCATCTTACACAGAAGATGGTGCTAATTGGATTGATTTAGCACTAAGAAACAATATACAAATTGATAATCTTGATATAGAAATGCGTGAGTGTAAATGTTTCTTATATCCATATGAAGATACAGAACAATTAGAAAAAGTATGGAACAATTTACAAGATGAATCAGAAGTAGATAAACTAATCAATTATTCAACTAGAGCTTGGATGAGAAAACTTGCGTATCAAGAAATGATTGAAAAAGACCGTGTGTATGCATTCAATACAGAAAGACTAAGTGCTGAAGGAATACGTTCTACTGGGCCAATAGATAATTTGTTTTGTGCGGCTGCAGGTTTTAAACCATTAGCATTATTACGTAATAATCAATTCCATGAGAATACAACTGTTCATTATTTTGATTGGTGCGAATCAAGTGTTAATTTTAAAAAACACTTATTAGAATCATGGGATGGTCTTGATTTTGATAAATGGTTGATTGAACACGACTTGAAGTATAATTTCAGTAGTGCATACCGAGGTAACTATTCTGAATTTTGGGAACTAGAAATTACAAAAGAGTTTGAAGGTAAAGAAGCATTTAAACAATTATGGGACCGTTATAAACTATTGAAACATGAATTTCATGTTATAGACATTGTTAACGAACCAGAAAAATTATTTGATATAATTAACAAATCATCAGGGATAAATGTATTGTGGACTACAAATATTTGGGCAAGTTTGCAATTACATTGGAATATTGAACCTGAAGTATTAGAAGAAAAATATTTAAAGTTTGAAAGTTTGATTAAAGATGATTTAGTATTGTATGGGCAAGACTATATGGCTAGAGATTTGCAAAATCGTGTAAGATATAAAATTGCCACCACACACCCTAGATATTCTAGCAGAAATAAATATATCAATATGGGAATCTAAATGAATAAAATTATTAAAAACTACGACCCTGATTTAATTACTAATCACTTATTATACGATACAAATGATTGGGATTTAATTGAGTTAAATTATACACTAGATGAAGAAAAACTTACTAATTGGTATAAACAATTATGTGAAGATTTTCAACACATGCGATTTGCGTTTAACAAATTTCCTGAAAAACTTGAACTGTCAATAAGCAAAAGAATGGTTGAAGAAGGCTACTGTGGTTATTATTGTGGCCCAATAGACGGGATAACATTAGCGTGGCCTAAAGAAAGATATGAGCCTTTACCTCCACCAGTACAAGCGAATTTAGATATATTTCCGGAAGTAAACTATGAAACTTTTATTGATGATGCTAAGATAATGACTAAGTTTCGTGCAGGATATTTAAATGATATGATAGATGTATTAGGGGAAGATAGCTTTCGCCAAACTATTATTACTACTCATCATCCCAATATGTATATTCGTCAACATATAGATAGCAAAGTATTAAAGTTACATATACCAGTAGAAACCCATGAAAATGCTTTGTTTCATTTTGGTGAGAACAAAGAAAGAAACTATCATATGAAACTGGGACATATTTATATATTAAATACAGGACATTGGCACGGTACTACCAATGAAGGCGATCAAAAACGTAGTCACATAATTACTAGAATATTACCAGAACAAATTCAAAAAATAATTAGATTATGAGATTAATAGAAAATTATAATACAGATGCCATTACCAAAGATTTTATATTAACCAATGAATGGGACGTAATCAAACTGAACAAAAAGATAGATGTTAAGAAATTGAGAGAATGGTATTTCTCTGTATCAAAAAATTTAGAACATCTAAAATTTAATTTTAGAACTTGTACCAAATATATCAAAGAATCAGTAAACAATAAATTTACTACAGATACAAACAACTACCAATGGATTCTAAAAAATGAATATATGTTACTTCAAAATTCATATAGTCTAACCTGGTTTAACAAACAAGATGTTCCTTTACCTCCGGCATGGGCAGCAAACTTAGATTATTTTCCAGAACTTAGAATATATTATAATGATGCGGGAGACTTAATCAAAGATTTTAATTATTTAAATAATATTTACTTAAACCAATATATGTTCGGGGAGTGGGAAAATATAACTAAGTGGCTAACGCCGTATATATTCAATCCTAGAATAACAGAACATTTAACCGGACATGTTATTCCCTTACACACAGATGGATATATGGCTAGACTTCACATACCCATGACAATTGATAATAGTAAATTTTACTGGGGTGAAAATTATGATAGAGAATATAAATTTGAGCCAGGTTCAATATATTTAATTAATACTAAAATCATACACGGTACAACAAACTTTGGGCCAACTACTAGAGCTAATATTATTGCAGATATACATGAAGATAAGATATTTGACATTTTAAAATTATGAAAATGAAACGTTATATAGAAGCCCACAATCCATTAGATTTAGGTTTTAAGGTTGTAAAACTTTTCTCAGTAGATATTGATAAATTACTTACTTGGTATTATGATTTAGAAAAAAATTATAAAGATTGGAAATTTATTATAGGAGAAAATCATCATATATGGCAATTTCCTATTAGCGACCCAACCGGTGTAACAGGACATATACTACCAGATTCAACTGCATATTATACATTGTGTTGGAACAACAGTGATGTTGGTCCCAAGCCATTTGAACATGGTTGTGCAAAACCGGAATATCAGGATAATGACAATGACAAGTTGAACCCTAGAAAATGTTTTGATGGGTATGCGTTAGAGTTAATAAAAAATCTACCGGTGCGTAGTAAAAAATGGTTAGTGACAGAACATGCCCCTGGTACAAAATTAATTACTCATCAAGACTCACCTGACAAAATTAGAATACATATTCCTATTATTACAAATGATAACAGCACGTGGATCATCGATGGTGAAGAAATACATATGGAGCCTGGATATGCTTATTTGGTAAATACAACTTTGCCTCATAGTGTTGAGAATAAAGGAAATAGTTACCGAATTCATCTATACGGTAAAATATGGACAGAAGATGTGGAAAAATTAAATGAACATTATAAGATTATCACAAGAAAAGTTTAAAACTTTAATGACTGAAATGAATATCAATGACGATAACGTTGATAGTTATCCGTATTCGTTTATTTGTATAAATTCCTCAGGGTCAATACATTCTATTCCTTATTTCAAAGAGAATCACAAAAATGTAATTAATCTTTATTTTGATGATGTAGAACATACAGGTCCTAAAACAATACCATATTATAATAATACTACCATTACTATAAATGCTATTGCAATGAATAACCAACAAGCAGAAACGTTAGTTGAATTTATTGATAACATTGATGTTAATTCTACGGTTTATTTGTATTGTGTGAAGGGTAGTTCAAGGTCGGGTGCGATAGAAGATTATATGAATAAATTACCTGTACCATCAGACCACTCAAACAAACATGTTTTTAGTATGTTAAGGGAGGTTAAATGTTAAATTTTGACATTAAAGAATTGCCAAACGTACACGTGTCACAAAAACATTTACTAGAATACTATAATCAAATCGTAAATAATTTTCAACAGTTAAAATGGACACCTAATAACATTGACACAAAAGATCATTTAGTTGATAGGATCTATAGTTGGGCCATACAAAGTAACTTAAAAAACCCAAACTTACCTTGTCCGCCTTACGATATTAAACATGACGAGGAAGTAACCGGGTTTTTTGACACAATAACCGATTTATATTTTGGAATGGGTAAGTTAATCATTGACTCATTTCCTAGTGTAAGACAAACTGTTATTAGCGCACATCCTCCTGGAACTGTAATTCAACAGCATATAGACAATGATGAATTTGTAAAAATACATATACCTATAATAACAAATGATAATAGTTATTTTGTATTTGGTAATAAAAAATATTGTTTAGAAGTAGGTAAAGCATATTTAATTAACACAACGATTGAACATGGCACTGAGAATTTTGGAGACAATGATCGTGTACATCTTATTTTTAAAATTAAAAAAGAAGACGTTGACCAAATTTTAAATAATGACTATATTTTAGATCCAACAAAAATTGATTTTGATATTTTTGAATTACCAAAGTTCAAGTTTAATTTAACCGAATTGACAGATTATTATAAAATAGTCAAAAACAATTATGAATATTTAAAATGGGGAGCGCCAAAAAAAGATTTGTCAAAAGATCCAAAATCATATCCTCCGGGATATGATGATAGTGTGGGTATTTATGGATACGCAGTACAAACTAATTTAAAAAATATTGATATACCATCTCCGGTGTTCAATGACAAAACTATCCCCCCGGATGCTAAATTACCATATGCCACGAACAAAACTAAACTATATTTCGGGTTTGCAGAAAAATTAATAGAAAAACTACCTTTTATAGAAGAACTTGTAATAACTGCTCATCCTCCAAACAGCAAAATACATTTGCACACAGACAATTATATAAATATTAGAATACATATTCCTATTGAAGTTAACCAAGAAAGTTATTTCGTATTTGAACAAAATAAATATGTATTAGAGATAGGCAAAGCATATCTAGTTAATACTAATAGATTGCACGGTACGGATAATCAAGGTGATTCTGATAGAATTCATCTGTTATTCAAAATTCCAATTGGAAGAATTAAAGAACTAATTAACAACGAGATACAATTATGAAAATATTAATAGTAGGTGGGGGTAGCGCAGGGTGGATGGTAGCCGCGCATTTTGCACAAAATAAAAAATTTGATATAACCTTAATTGAAAGTGATAAAATACCAATTATAGGTGTGGGTGAAAGTACTTGGCCAACAATTAACGATTTTATAGAACATGTCGGTATTACCGAGCAAAATTTATTTGACTATTGTGGTGCTGTACGCAAGTATTGCATCAAACATACTGGATGGAACAAAGAAGGTAACACTTGGATACATAGATTTTGTGAGGATGAGAGTGAGGAAAAACTACAAGATTTTCATATGAATGAATATACTATCAATCCCAAAAAACATAGCCACGCATATCATTTAGATGCTAATAAATTGGGAATTTTATGCAGAGACATATCAGCCATTCCAAATGGCGTAAAACATATCATTGATGAAGTTGCAAATGTAATAGTAGATGATGATGGTGTAAAAGAAGTAGTAGGATTAAAAGGTAAATATACCGCAGATTTATACATTGATTGTACTGGCTTTAAATCAATTATAAGAAACTCATTAGGAGCAAACTACGTAAAGCATGATTTATTAGTTAATAATTGTGCAGTTGCAGGACCTGGAAAATATTTAGAAAATGAAAAGCCATTACCTTATACTGAAACTTTTGGTATGACGAAAGGTTGGCGATGGAGAATTTCTTTACAACATAGAACAGGAAATGGATATGTATTTAACAAAGACCATTTAACGATTGAAGAGGCAAAACAAGAATTAATTGAACGTGCTCCGGGAATAGAACAAGATAAAATATTTGTAGTACCATTTAATAATGGATTCAATAATGCACCATGGAAAAAGAATGTAGTTAGTTTGGGATTAAGTTCTGGATTTTTAGATCCGTTAGAATCAACAGGATTATTTTTGATACTAGCGCCAATGAAGTTAGTAGAAAAATTAGCAGGTGATATTAATGCTGAGAGAAAATTTAATAAACTTTGGAACAAAATTTACAAAGAAACTGCATATTATGTAGGGATGTATTATCCAAACGGTCCATATAATAATGACTATTGGAATATGTTTGGGAATAAAACAACATTAAAAGTTCCAAATGAAAAATGGACTTTTCCAGAGTATTCATACCGAATACTAGCAAAAGCTAAATCATATAATTTGATTTAATTTATCTAAATAGATTTCTCTGTCTTTTATATAGTTATTAACATTTATTTTCCATACACTTTGTTGTGTACTGTATAATAACATATTAGCATTTACTAGATTCCAATAACCTTTTTCCGCCATCCTAGGCATCATTGTTTTATGTAATCTAGTACTTGCTCCTGCTTTTAAATTATCAATATTAGTTGTAATATAAAATTCAGCAGATTCGTCAAACGTTAGTATATGTTTTATTTGCATATACATAAATTGACTAAAATGTATACCACTTTCAAATAGATTCATGCTCCATTTAGGTGTGTGCCCCGGTAACTGGGCTCCTCTAAATAAACATCTATAAGCATGGTCATTAATTTCAGGGAACTTGTGAACTCCTGCTAATGAGAACAATTGGTTATTTTTAAATGCTCCAAAGAAAATAGCACTGTCAAACTTCATCGCTTCTAATGATATGTTATTTTCATACCCCAATTTAGAACATTCTATGCAAAATTCTTCTATCAGAGGAATGTCATCATTTGTTAGTTGTTTAAAAATTGTTTTTCCAAGTTGATCCATTTGGTAAATTCTTTCTTCTTAAAAAAACTTTGTTAGTCACATCAAAGATATCTCCTGTGCTAAACCCATTAATAATACATTCACCTTCGTCAGTGAATTCAATATGATGTTTGCTAGTAAAGTCAAACTGTGGGCTATTATATCCAATAAAAATTGGCGGTGGCATTTCTGTCATTCCATACCAATTAGCTACTAAATTAACACCTTTATTTCTAAAATCATCAATCATCTCTTGCGTAATTGTACTACTTCCAGTAACCATATATCTAACACAACTCATATTTAAATTATTAAATTCTCTAGTATGTTTTAATAATTCGTAATGTCTGGGAATTAAAGATATAACTGTGGGTCTATATTTATTAAACAATTTGATATAAGTGTAGGGGTCAAAATTTGCTGATATAAGTTTTGCACCTGCTAATTGCGCAGGTAAAGCTGTTATTGTATAATTTGCAATTACATTAGCAGGAAACACATTCAATACTATATCTTTATTAGATAATTGCATCTCATCTATACTATTATGAGCATAACGGTATATATTCTCCCAAGAGTGTATCACTTCTTTTGGTTCTTTAGTGCTTCCGGATGTATATAAGATTAAGCTACTCATAATGATTCTAGTATTATATCGTGAATATTGTTATGTATTCCTATGCCCGGATGACCTATATATCTATCACCAACTAATCTATAATCTCTAGCATAGCAAAAGTTTATATCATCACTATTAATATTAATATTAACTAAATTAGGTACATGTTGTTTTGTGAAAATATCTTCACGCTCTAAGCTAATTTCTATTAATTTTATATTTAACCTTTTACATACTGAACGAATCATATTTTGATAAGTAATTGCTTCTTGATATAAAAAATCTAAATTTTTCATTTTATCATACAAATTCATATGCTCAGAATAAGTTTCATCCGGCATATGTTTGCGATAAAATAACACAAAATTATCATTAGTATAAAAAGAATATACTTCGCAAGGAGGATATTCTAACACAAATATTTTTGGTAATTTATAACCACTATTAATTAGATTAAAAAAATTAATAGTTTGTGTTTTGATACTGTTTAGTGGTGAGGAACAATTTACAAAATCTAAATTAAGTTCTTTTGCTACAGTATTACTGAACCTATCCTCTTCAGGTAAACCTACAGCAAATGTATAACTAGTACCACTAAACAGAATATAGTTATCATCTATTTCCGTAAGATTCTTTTTCATACGTAGCCCATCACTATTAAAATGATAAGTTACTTCTTTATCAGAGTAAATCCAATTAGTTCTATATTTTAAATTACGTTCAAGTAGTTGTTGAGAATCTGTTCCGTAAAACTGCGTAACAGTATTTGGAACCATAGAATCATGTCTATAGGGATAATGATCCAGAGGTAAATTTATTACTGTGTTTAATATGACTTTCATTAGAATACAAGTTTATATCCCATCATTCTTTTTAAACAATCAGCAAATTGTTCACCGGGTGTTACTTCAACTAAATCAGCAGGTTGTTCTTTTTCTTCCGGCACACATAAAATATTGGTTACTCCAGTATTATTAAATGGATCAATATCAGTTTCTTTAAATGTGGGTGCTACTGGTTTATTTTTAACTGCGATCCAATATTGTTTATATTTTTTAGCAGTCATAAATTTGTGACATTCTTCCCAATCTTTAATGTCAATCGCTTCATACATTATAACAGGTCTATGTTGTTTGATAACTTTGCTAGCACCTTTTAGTACCTCAAGTTCATAACCTTCAACATCAATTTTAATAACAGTACAAGCTGGTAATTTAACATCATCTAATTTTACAAGGTTGACTTCAACACCCCCACCGTCGATAGCACATAGATCGCCAAAGTTACCTTCTTGTGCAGGATCAAAGTTTTTGAGTACAATTATACCTTTTTTATTTCCCACTGCCGAATGAACTAATTGGATATTCTTTTCGTTACAATTTAATGCGGCAACTACAAAGTGATTTGGATGTGGTTCAAAGCCAATTACAGGGCAACCCGCTTTTTTGTTTATTGCTATTGCATGGTATCCGACGTTAGTTCCTACATCAACATATGTTGATGTTTCATCTAAATATCTGGATAAAATTTCTATTTCAGCCTCAGCATATTCCCCATACAGGGTAAGCGAGTTGCTTACTATAGTGTCGTTTTTATAAACGACCATATTCCCAACTTTTGTTTCAGTTACAAATAATTGGTCTTCGAATGTTTTTAGGTGATCTTGAATAGTTAAATCTGACATAATAATATATATCTAAAATTCAGCTATGACTATTTTTTTCTCAAGATCACCCAATCACATTATTTACGTACAATCATCATTATTTTTTCTTGAAAATTTTTAGCAAATTGTGGTTGTGGGAAGTTCCATCCAATAAAAGCTCCCAATGCTAACCAAAATACTGTTTCTAACATAATATGTCCTCCTTAAAGACATATTTACTTATACGCAGTATTTTGTCATTATCAACGCACTTTGGCTTTTGTGTAAAAAATATGATTTCCTATTTGTTTTGCTTTATGATACGGCCAATTTGGCGAAACACTTAGGTTATGAAAGAATAGTGTTGATTTTGGTACTACATCTTTATAAGCATCAAATACTAATACTTGATATGATATCTGTAACGCTTTCAGATAACTAGGATCATGTTTATTGGGTTTACTCTTACCCTCACATACCCAACTAAACTGACATATTTTAGATCCATTATCTCTTTCTGTTACTTGATATATAACTTTACATGGTGTATTAGCAAATCCATATTTTACTCTGTTAACTACTACACGTGCAACGGCAGCTTGACCTGCATGAGGTTCGTTACGTGCTTCATAGAAAATATTTTCTGCCATGCAATGTATTTCTTTTAACTGAACATCTTTTTTTCTATTCTTATCTAATTCCGCCGGATCAGTATGACCTGCTACGAATACAGATAATAAGACTAATGGTATAAAAAAATATACCTTGATAAATTTAAGTACGATGTGCTTCATAATTACTCCTTTCAGAAAGAGTTATACAATTTACATTGTACAACCATCTTGGTTTAAGCACTAATGATTTGGGTAAGATTACTTACTAATCATAGGTTTTCCCAGCAATCACAGTTACAAAGAATAACATCTTCAACTGCTTGTTTGGGCACTAATACTGATTGGCAATTTGGTTCTACTAAAATTGCTAAATTAGACGGTATTAATGTCGTTTCAGGAGAGCCTGCAAGACTTCCCGGAACAGTAGCGGCGCCTGTAATAATAGGTATTTTACCTAGGGTGCTACAATTATTATAACCAGGAATAGGTGACACGTTTGTCGTAGACCCGGTTGCTCTAGGTAATACTAACGGAACAGTGTCAATTTCATTATCTAATGTTCCACCCATATAACCTAACCTTTTTGCGTTTCTTGCTTCACGCATTGACGCTATTAAACTATTTCCTCCTAATAAAGTTGTATCTGCGATACTTGTTAAAACTGCACATGTCTCACATGGTTCAGTATCAACCCCGTAATTATCTAAACTAGTTACAAACAAATAAGTGTCGGTTGTATCAGAGGTTAGAAAATTTAAAGTAGGTAATGCTAGTGACCTAGCATTTTTTTCTTTAGTTAATTTTGTACCAAAGCTATCATATGTAGCATTCAATAAACTTGCTTTGGATGCATTAGCTGTCATTATATTGTCAATTTCATTATTTGCAATATTAATTAAATCTTGCAATGTTGTGTATGGGCCAGGACCAATTAATAAGGAATAAATGTTATTGTAAGCCGCAACTAATGCTGAAGATTGTAATGCTTGAATTTGTTGTTCTAAAGAAGTCCAACTATAATGTAAATCGGTCATACTTCCAAAGAAATCACACATAGTATATGTATTATCTGGTCCAGATCCTTTAGCAAATTGATCATAAGCGTATGTTGCAGATGCAACATCAACTGGAACATTGGTACCATTTACTCCTAGACCATTTACGTTTTCTATATTTGTTACTACTTGACTAAACTTTTCAATATTCATATTTTGAATATTTTTTATCTGTAGCATCGCTATACTAAATGCATCACAACTATAAGCAATGTCTAAAGGTAACATACTATTCAATCTATCACCCACACCAATTCCTGTAATTCTGTTAACAGAATCTTCAGAGTATATCAGATAATATGTTTTACTATTAGTAGGTAAAGTTTTACTGTTATATTTGGGAAACGTAAGTGATCTAAAACTATTAGGAAATAGTTTTTTAATGTTTAATAAATCTGCTAATGTATCTAAGTTAGGGGTTTGACAATTTAATATTGTACAAATATCAGATAAATCACTACCAGTTATTAAAGTGAACATATCATAAAGCGTTTTTTCTTGCTCTAATGTAATAGGTTCATTATCATTTAATAAATTATCTAGGGATGCGCTAGTAAATCCAGCATCATATAAAAATGTATTCAATGCCTGTGTCATTGCATTATTTTTACTAAGAGTTTTTAATAATACTGATGGATTACCAAAAGTAGCAATGTTCTTTAAATCTATTGCACGTCCGGATGCAATTAAATCCTGTCCCCAATAAAATGTGCTCAAATTGACACCGGTGATATCTGATGTAATTAAGTCATTCATGTTACTATAGATACCATTTAAAAATGTTCTACTCTTTGCTAAAGGTTTTATTATACCATTGACAAGTGATTTTTTTCCATTACAAGTATTAAACGTACTTACAAAATCACTATAACTACCATTGTTAACGTAAAATTCTGTATATGCTTGTAATGGAATTAAGCGTAAAAATCCATGTCTAGTAATATCTCCGGTATAACTAAGTGTGTATGTACTGGGTTTACTATTACCTAATGCAGGAATTGTAGTGCTACCTATACTAATTAAATTATTGTATACTGTACTTGTTATAGATGATGCAGATAATAAATTATATGCAAGATTTAAGCATGTAGTGATAGTTGACAATACTGTTGTTGATACAACTACTCCGGGTGTGTAACTTGCATTAGAGGTGCTAGTACCCATATAGTTTACTGCTGTCGGGTTTATTCTTAAACCTTGATTTTGTAGGAATGACCCTAGTGTGTTAATCTTTAATGGAGTTAAACTCATGGGACTTGAATATCAGGGCTGCCTTGTATAATACTGTGGCCACAACTATTACCTGAGCCAACACGCAAAACAGGGACTCCCTCCGCAAAAACAGTTGGACTACCTGAAGTAGTTTTGGCTGCGGCATGCGGTGGGTGCGGATTTCCCCACGGAGCGTGAGGAGTGATTTGACTAACATGTAGTCCTACATTTATGCCATTTGCTAAGACGGTAGAGGCTCCGCGCATAATTGCGCCACCTACTTGATTTTTATCCCCTACACGACTCAAATTAGACATTTATTTTATCCTAAAATAATCTTCTTATCAGGCACTTTAATACCTGTTGTTGCTTCTAAGTACTTATCTGCGACACTTTGTTCTGTGTATGCATAAAGTGAAATACTACTTCTATTTATTCTAATTTCTTGGTTAATATCTGCTGTGAACATGCTCGGAACCATTTGCATTCCTTGCTGTGTAGGTGCGATACTGACCGGGTTTGTTACTTCAATATAGTCTGAATTTGTGTTAATTACTTTGGCAATTAATTCTTCACCCGAGTTCAATTTAATTGTATATGTTTTTCCTGTATCCATTAAACGCTTTCTGTTAATTTTGTTTTGAGTTCATTGAACCCACCGATTAATTCTCCATCTAAGAAGATTTGCGGTACTGTGCGGGCGGTTGGAACTGCCTCTAATAATTCTTCACGGGTGTATCCATCACCAATTTTGCGTTCTTCAAAAGAGATACCCTTTTGTGTTAGTAATGCCTTTGCTTGGTCGCAATACGGGCAGTGGTACTTACTCCATACGATAGCTTTCATATTTTTTCTCCTTATTTCTTTTCTGGTAATTTAATGACGCACGGGCTGTCAATCTTAACTGACATTTCATGTACTTTTTTGCTCCATGCTAATAATTTATCTGATAGCCAATCTAAGAATTTTACTCTTAGACAACGTTCTTTCATTTCAATTTGCTCAAACTTAGCCATAACGTTTTTGGCTACATCTCTTGCTTGCTCGTGTCCACGTTTTGCGGATTCTTTGATAATATAATCGGTTGTTAGTTTTGCTTCTTCTAATCGTTGTTTTTGTTCTTCTGTAAGTGTTTGAGTTGTCATGTTATTCCTTTATAATACCGGTAGTTCTTCGTAGTCAACTACATCTGACATAACGCCAATAACGTAGTTAGTTGATTCTGTTTCTTGCAATGCTGATTGCTTTTTGTTGATATTCACATGTTTGTTGAACCAAGGAATAGGTGAATTCTTTGGATGATTTTCGTTATACTTGATACCGATATCTTTAAGTCTATTAAAAGCAGTATAGTCTACGAAATCTTTAAGAATATCGGCGTTCAATCCAATAACAACACCCTTACTGAATAGATAGTCTGCCCATTCTTTTTCTTCACGAATAACATCTAAGTACATAGCATAGACTTCACGTTCACATTCTTGTTTTGCTTTTACGAATCTAGGATCATCTTTAACTACGTTATTAATTAACCAAGCTGTCCATTCTGTATGCAACAATTCGTCTTGTAATATCAAACTGATAATGTTTCCGTTACCAATGTAAATCTTGTTTTCTACCATAGCAAGACTAGTTGCAAAACTAACCATGAAACGTAATGCTTCTAATGCATAGCTAGCGTTTAGTGCCATCCAAATTGCTTTGATATGTACCTCTTCACGAACCATACCTGTCATTTCACTACTTAATTCTTTATGACAATTTATTCTGTGTAGTTCATCATAATATTTACCTACACTACTAGACATTTCTACTATTTCTTTAGTATCGTGAATTTTATTAAATTCTTCTTTGGGCACACCATAGACATTGCGAATGATATGACTATAGCTCTTGCTATGAATGTTAGTCTCAAAGAAACTCCAATTACTAACTAATGCTTCTAATTCAGGAATAGAGATAACTGGACTGAATACTTGACTTGGCGCACGTCCTTGAATACTATCAAGTGCAGTTTGTCTTAACAAGTTGCTAGTAAAGATATGTTTAATTGCATCACTGCTATCCTTGTGGTCAATCTTATCTTTAGTTAAACTAATTTCTTCTGGCACCCAAAAGAAGCCACGTGCTGTTTCTTCATACTTAGCTAGTCTTGGGTACTTGACTTCTTCAAATCGTTGTACAGTTACAGGACCTTCTGGATCTAAAAACATTGTACGTTTTAGATAGTTAGTCTGTTTACTCAGGTTATATTGGTCTTTACTCATAATACACAACTCTCACAATATTCTTCATCTTCAATGATATCTTGCTTTACAAAAGGAATAATGTTATCTTCTTGTAATGCTGCCTTACTACCTACTTTGTTAATTAAACTATAATAGATAGTTTTGATGCCCCATTTATATGCAAGCATTAAATTCTTAGCAATCAATGTTCCGGGTACTTTACCTTCAGCAAAGTATGCGGGATTGTAGAATGTATTAGTACTTAAACTTTGGTCAATATATACTGCTAACACTGCTGATGTTTTCAAATACTCTACACAATCCTTTTGATCCCACATCAATTGATAGCGATTCTTTAAACGTTTGTACTCTGGCACGACTTGTACAAACGAACCAGCCTTTGATTCCTTCACAGAAATCAATTCCATCGGCATTTCAATTCCGTTGGTGGAGTTTAACACAACTGAGCTGGATTCGACCGGTGCCACGGCCATTAAAGTTGCATTGCGAATGCCATACTTCAATAATTTTTCACGTAGACTTTCCCAATCCATACTAGGACTAAAGTCTGTCAATTCATTAACACCTTCACTTCTACGTTCCCAGGGAAATACACCCTGACCATAAAATGTGTGTTGACTACGTTGACACGCACCACGTTCTTGTGCTAGTTCTACGCTTGTTTCTGTTAGATAGTATGCTTGATGTTCCATCCAACGCTTTACTTCTGCTAATGCTTCTGGCTCGCCGTATTTAAAACTACGCTTTGCATGCCAGTAAGCTAAATTGGTAATCCCTACACCAAGAGGTTCGAAATCTAAGTTAGCTAACTTACTCTGTATACTGAGGAAGTCTTGATAGCTAAGGAGATTACTTAAACTTCTGACTAATACCCTACATGCCTTACGCATTTCTTGGGGCGTCTTAAACGCACCCCAGTTCACACTGCCTAATGTACATAGTGCAATGCGCCCTGCCTCGTCTTCAATACGTTGAAAAGGTTTAGTAGGTAATAGTATTTCTTGGCAAAGGTTACTCTGATAAATCGGATCTAGTTTAGTATCAAACGGACCCTGATTAATTACGTTATCAATGAATACTAGATAGATACGACCTGTATCAGTACGTTCTTTTAGTATTCCATTTTTAAATATTTCAACTGCTGGCAAAGTTTTCTTTTTAATGCCACGCTTACTTTCATACATTGTATAAAGTTTTTCAAATTCTTCACTATCTCTATAGTATGCTTCATACAAATCCGGTACATCATGTGGATCAAACAATGTGATATTTTCATTTTTAGCGAAACGATTAAAAAACATCTTGTTAACTACAACACTGTAATCCATTTGACGCACACGTGTTTCTTCTGTACCTTGGTTGTTCTTTAACACAATCAAATCTTCAAACTGATAGTGCCATACTGGGAATGTAACTGTGCAACTTGCATTACGTACACCACCTTGACTACAACTACGTAGATCACCAAACCATTTCTTTAAGAAAGGAATCATACCAGTATGTTTAATTTCACCGTTACGAATAGGTGCACCCAGTGGACGAATGCGACCAATCTCTAATCCAATGCCAGCACGTTTGCTAGCATACTTTGCCATCATTTCGCCGGCGGCAAAAATACTGTCCAATGTATCATCACTAGAAATAAGTACACAGCTAGAAAACTGCTTAGTAGTAGTGCCAAGACCAGCGAGAACAGGGGTAGCAAG